CCTTTGTTTGAAGTTAAAGATTCTAAGTTAGTACCTATTAAAGAAAACTTTGATATGACAGGTATGGAGAATGTTGATGTACCTATACCTGTTAAATCTATTAAGGATATCAACAAGGAACAATGGACAAACTCTAACCTGGAAGTACCAGAAGTGTTTGGTGAGGATATCCCTATGCTGGAAGAAATGTTAAATAATGGATTCTTTGAAATGCGTTGCCGATGAATAGCTGTGAACTACCTCTCTTTGAAGATTTTGAAAATGCTATTAAGAACAAGAAGTGGCCTATAGCATTTACTGGTGGACCTAGTCAGAAAGGTACACTGGATGTACTGGATATGTTGAGTAACTATCTTGCACTAAGTCCACAACAAGTACCTGTTGGCTATGGTGATGATCCTGTGCGCTATACCCTTAAGAATGGTGATCACTTCTCAGATGTGTTTTTTAAGTACCGTAGTACTGATGTTGTTTCCAGAAACTACAAAAGGGATATGACACAGGCTGAAATAGATAGGATGCGTAATGACCCTAATCAAATACTCAGGAGGAACTATGGTACTGTTATACACAATGTGATGCAGCAACTCATTGAATCTATTCACAGTGGTACTAAGATAGACTATCAGAAACTAAGTGATAGTGCTGGTACACAAACACCACTTACAGTAGAGATGGTACAACAACTTGAAGCAGGTGCAAGGAGGGTGTACAAAGAAATACTGGATGTACAAAAGCGTATTGACCCTAATGGTAAAATGGAAATTAGGACTGAGAACCCACTTGCTGACCCTGTAAAAGATGTTGCTGGTACTGCTGACTTGATAGCAGTATACAGCGATGGTAGTGTAGGTATTGTAGACTTTAAGACATTCTCTCCTGTAGAAAACATTAAAGTAGACCCTATAAGTAAAGAAAGGTACTTAGCTAATGATAAGTTTATTAGTGTACAAAAGAAAGATGGGTGGCGCTTACAGCTTAGCCAGTACAAGCGTATGATGTTAAAGTACCTACCAGTAAAAGATGTAATGTTTACCAGGGTAGTACCTATCTGGTTAGACTTTGACTATAATACAACAGACAAGAAGTTACTAGGTTTAAGAAAGATATCTACAGAACAGGACAACTATTTAAGGACTAGGTCTATTGGTGCTGAAAAAGTAGGTATCAAGTACATTGATGATTTCTTAACTACCAGATATAAAGAAATTAAAAGACTTGTAAGTGAACTTAAAGAAGCACCTAAAGAAGAAAGACCTAAGTTAATAGAAAGGATAGAGACTATTGAAACAGCTATTGAACTGTTTGTAAACACTATGCAACTTACACAGTTCCAGTCAGAAGCATTATTAGTTTCTGAAAAGATAGCTAAAGACTTGTCTAATGTACCTTTCAATGAACTTAAACATACAGTACACTATCTTGAATCTGTACTGGACTTACAGGATGAGTTTGTCAGGCAACATCATGATAATGTAAACATACAACTTAGTGAAGAAGTCAAGTTACAGATAGCTAAGAACTATGCACACATTAATGAAGAGTTCCGTAACCGTGTACTGGACATGGTATCTGATGGTTATGGTAAGATAGATGTTACTGGTGGTAAGATTATACTCAGTGAAGATGACTTTCTAACTCAGTTCTTCAGTGCTACTACAGACTTTCAAAACCCTTTTATCAGAAAAGCACAAGACATGTTCCAGGATTCCTACAACAAGCAACGTAGGGAACTGGAGAAGTTTGACAAGGAAATGTTTGAAGTTGAAAAAAACGTGCTTGAAAATTTTTTAAGAGGTAGGGGGGAGACCTTAGCTGATCTACACAAATACTTAATAAACAAGAAAACAGGTAGGTACTATTCTAAAGTGTCCAGTACATTTTACGAAGAGAAGAAAGAAGCTAGGGAAAATAAAGATGTAGACTTCATGGTCAATGCCTATAAGGTAAGGGATAAGAACTTAAATGGTGAGACATATCAGAGATGGTATGCCAGGTCAAAGAAAGAATATGAAGCTACGTTAAAGGAAAGGTATCCTAATCAAGGTGAGCGTGTAGATAAGGCTATGAAGTGGTGGGAAAGTCAGTGGGACTTAAGTCTTAATAAAGTTACTGGAAAACCTAATCACCCTTCAGCTTGGTTAAAAGCTAGTAACAGTTGGTTAGAGCTTAAACCAGAAACACTACAGAGGTATAAGTCAGAACAGTATAGTGTAATAGAATCTAACCCTAGTCTTAGCGCATATTATGATAAGATGATGGAGTTTAATTCCAGATTTCAACAACTGGTAGGTTTTGATGCTGTTAACTCACAGTTATTTTATCCTATAGTACGTGCTGATATTGTTGAGAAAGCACAGCGTAGTGACTTGTATTCAGCCCTAGGGGATATCAAGAAAACATTTAGTATTCGTGAAGATGAGACCATGTTTGGTCAACAGAATATTGATGTTGAAGGTGAGGTTAAAGTACCTATATTCTTTACCAATCCATTTAGAGATGCTGATGGCAAGATTACTACTGCTGAACTAAGTATGGATATAGGTGCATCTACCAGGTTATTTGCTAAGATGGCACTTAACTACAAGTACATGTCTGAAATAGAAAGTCAAATACTAGCTATCAAGGATATGTTAAAGACTGTTGAGTATGAAAAGAAAGGTTGGGGTACTAAGACATTTGAAACACTAGATAACTTAGCACTTAAAGATAAGACTGTAGGTGGTAGTATGACAGATAGGGTGTTTAATGCACTTACTAACTATCACCTATATGGTATACAAATGGATAGTAGTATTGGTGGTGAAAAGTTTAACTACATCATCAGCAAGTTACAAAACTTCTTTTCTATACGCACACTAGGTTTAGGTATTATACCAGCAACAGCTAGTTATGTATCAGCACAGTTGAATACTAGGTTAGAAGCTACTAAAGGACAGATATTTAATATCAATCAGTGGAATGACTCACTGAAGTTACAAGCTACAGATAGTAAAAGATACCATGGTATAGGGTATTACTTTGGTATACATGGTGAAGATATGCTCAGAGATGTAGTTACTAACAGAGCTGGTGGTAATATTTTAAAAGATAACCTGTACAGTTCTACAGCACAACAGTATATCAATCAGAGGTTGTTAATGAGACCATATAGTTATGGTGATGAGAGGATAGATAACCACATAGCTAATGCTATGGCTATGAACTATGGTATAGATAGCAATGGTAATGTGCGTAGGCTAGCTAACTTACCAGAAGGTAGTAAACCATTACGTGACATGATTACTATTAATGAGAATGGGGAACTTAGTTTTGAAGGGATTAGTGATAATGATGTCATCTTACGCATTACCAGACAGTTTCAACAAAAGGTAAGAGCTGGACAACGTAGGATAAAAGGTACTATGTCTTCAGAAGAGATTGCATTTTGGCAGACAACTATCTATGGCAGGTTGATGATGCAGTTTAAATCCTGGATGCCTGGTGTGGTAAGGGAAAGGTTTGGTAGTCTTAAGTACAACAATGTACTTGACACTGCAGAACAAGGTAGGTATAGGGTGTTCTGGGATGAGGTAAGTAGTGAGCAAGATATCAAGACTGGTATGTTCTGGCTTGAGACACTAGGTAACTCATTAAAGTTTGTTACCAAAGACTTACTTACTTATGGTACCATAGGTAGGATGTTAGGTAATGAGTACAAGTTTGATGATAAAAAAGCCAGGGCACAGTATGCTGCTTTTCAAAGGAAGTATGCTAACTCACCAGTAATGGAAGGTATGTTCCCTACCTATGAACAATTCTTGGAAATGAAGAAAGGTCAGATCAAAGCTATGCTTGGTGAGATAGAAATACTTCTGGTACTTACTGCTATGATATTTTTACTAGGATCTGATTACGATGATGATGGTGAGAAACTATATGCAGAGATGTGGTTGACGCATAAAATGTTCCAGGTACTTAACCGTACTAAAACCGAAATGTCGTTTACTTATGATCCTATGGAATACGAAAAGTTGTTTGCCAACCCTATACCTCTGATAGGATTGTTTACACAAGCACGTAAGTTAGTAGGTAACACTCTTGATGAGACTGGTGATGTGTTCTTTGGTGAAGGTGATGCCCGCTTCCCCATACCCTTTGGTGCTAACAAAGGAGATGAGAAAGCGGGTAAGTTCCATTATACCGTATCATTGATCCCTGGTATATACTATATCCGTAAGACATTTGATGTACTGGAATCAGATAAGTCTGCAACAAGGTAACTTAACTAAGCATAGGGATAGGTCCCTCCATGCGTAACAAAGGACCTTCTGCTTTGTAGTTCTCAAGGTAATACACTACAATAGTATTAGTACCTTCAAGGTATACTGCCATCTTGTCTTTTTTATTGTCAGACATAAACTGAAGAATAGTTTTGTCCAGTCCAGCAACATTGGTTTTAGCCTGTTCTAAAAGCTGTAGTAACTCTTTTATTTGTGAACGAGCTTCTACATGTGCATATAACACATCTATGATTTGATGGTCTTTTTGATCTGCCATAGTTTATCGATTAAATTGTTAAGAATAGAATAAAACTCATTTAATTCAAAGAGAGAGTTGTCTGTAAATATCTCCTCGGCTTCTTCTTCAGGGAGATCTAGCTTGAGTAAAACAGATCTTGCCAGCTTACTAGCATCAACGCCTTCAATAAACATACCTGGTATTGGCTCTACGTATCTAACTCGTTCATCATACTCTGTTTGTGATAAATCGTGTTTTATTTTATAATACCTTTCAGGATCATGACCAGTTTCTAATAAAATTAGTTCAGGAAAAGTATTATCGTAGAGCCAAAACTGATATCTTATTTTTATAAACATAGACACATGTAAGATATACTTATGCATTTTCAATAAGTTTTTCTATATGTGCAATCATAGCTTTTTCTTCGCTAGATTTTATGTTTTTAAATCTTTCGCTTTGCGCTTTTTCAGCAGCATCTCTTGCACGTAAACATACTTCAACAGCCTTCGTTAAAACTTCAGATCTATTAGTAAAGTTTTTACTTAGCCATTTGTTTATTTTCAACAATCTTTCGTGTAAAGTTAAGTCTTGAAACATATGTTTCGTACAGTAGTTAAGTGTATTCTTAAAGTCCGGTATACGAGGCTCTATTTCTTTAAGGGCATCTATCTCTTTAAAATCTGCCTCATGCTCCTGATAGTGCCCGTGTTCTTTTTTATGTCTTCTTCTTCTACTTCATTATCATCGTCATCTTCATTTTCCACTGCAGGTTTTGTTTGTGCTGGTGTTATTTCTACTTTAGTATTGTCAACTTTAGGTTTAAGAACGTTATCTACACTCTCGTTTACTTGTGCAAACAAACCTAAATATATAGGTAGAAATACATGAGCACTAAGGATAAACATAGACATAAAAGTAGTGCCGTCACTTAAAGCTAACAATGCATCTGTAAACTTAAAATTAAATAATGCAGTGAGGAAATTAACAGCTTGTGCTTGTGTTTTCCTACCCATAACGATAAACCAAGTATTAGCAAATGCTGGTAGCACCGTCCACATAGCAGACATGAAGACATCGGTAAGTTCTTTAAACACCATCCAAAAACTTTGCTTAAGTTTTATAGAAGCATATAGTTCTTGAAATTGCCTGTACAATGTAGAGCCAAAGATAACAGATATTGCAGCTATGGCCATGTGCGCACTGAGTCTTACCCAGTAGTTCATGTTTTCTGAAAAAGCCACGTCTGCTGCTATCAAACCTTCAAGGACAGCTAAGAAAACGAGTAGTGCTTCTTGAAGCACTATTTTTCTATCGCGGATAGCATCAATAATATCTGTGCCTTTAGACTTAGATTTGAATATCATAAAGATCATTGCTATACCTAAAGCAGCAATGATCATTGGTACATACTGTGTCATTTATCGTCTATTAATTTTTTGAATAAATAAATAATAAAACATGCTAAGAAGAAATAACCTATAAAGAAAGGTAACATAGTTATTAGTTTTTGTACAATAAACTTTTTACATAATCATTAGTGATACTACCAGCTTGTCTCGGTGTAATTTCTTTATTGCCCACACGTGTTTTCAACACGGTATAAAGCGAATCAAGTTTAAAAGACACCGTACTTTGCACCATAGGTACGCACATAAAGTGTTCTTCAGGTGTTTTACTATGGTTCCTACATATCTGTTCACTAATCGAGATACGTTCAGCTTTGTGTACGGAATAGTCATAATCATAAGCATCATTGGTACTTTGTACTTTCTCTTCTTTTACACTGGTTGTTTCTTCTTTGCTACAAGCAAATTTTGAAAACAAGTAGATAGCGCCTATCATCAAGATAAGCTGTAAGACATTACTTAAGATCGATTTTTGCTGCATGATAGTTAGGTCCTTTTTGAATTTTACCATTTTGATTTAACAATACATATTTGCCTTCACCTATTTTCTGGATACTGTGTGATAACAAACTGTGATGGGTAATATACTTTTCCAACTCTTCTTTGGTGTTACTGTACTTGGACATGTTGCTTTCATATACAGCTTCTAGTGCTTTAGTTATTTCTTCAGGTGTATACCCTAATGAAAGTACTTTAGCAATAGTGACCCATAACAAGTCTACACATTCCTTGAGTTCTTCAGTACTTCTACCTCTACTAAACTCATCATTGGTTTCTTGATGTTCTTCCTCGATGAGTCTGGAATAGAGGTCTACTGTTTCTGTATTCCTGTTGGTAGGTATCAGAAATGTTTGCATCCAATTATACACTAGTGTAATCATAAATAAGTTGTTTAAATTTATCAATTTGTTTTTTATTGTGTGCTTTGTTTACAACAGCAGGTTTTACAGGCAATGCCATATCTTTTACATCGGTAATAATGTTTTCACCTTTCCACCATGTTGCCGTTGTTACAAGTTGTGCATTACATAATGCTGCTTCCCAATATGCGCTTTTAGATTTACACCTACCTACAGGCGTATCTACAATAGGATGGAAGATAAAATGTGGATTGATGTCGCACAACTTATGGAAAAACTTCATAGGTTCTGAAAAAGGTATGACCTCATCAAGTATAGGTCTGAAAAACGTTGGTGTATAACCCATGAAGTACCACTTAGGTTGTAGGCGTTGTTCTATCTCTACGAACATATCCTGATAGTGTTCATAGTCTTCTTTTCTAGCTGTAGAACCACGTACAACTATAGTAGGTCTTAGAGACTTACGTTTCTGTGACGTAAACTTAAGGTCTAAAAAGTTTTCTATCAACACTGTATTGTACTGCATGTACACATCTTGTAATTCTTCAGTGGCACATATGATAACCGTTGCCAGGTCCAGGCAGTCTAAATGGTCTTTATATGCTTCACCATAATCTGCTGTCAACAAATCATCGACATCACATATTACAGGTATGTCCATAGCTCTTGCCGCCATAATCAACCACAACGCATGTTTATCCGTAGGCATGGACACGAACAAAGCAGAACTTCCAGTTAATACTTTAATGTAGTTTTCTACAGGGAGATATACTTCGCGCATCAAGACATCTGACTTAACAAAATGCATAGGGTTGTCTATACGATAAAAATTAGTACCCCTACTTGGGGACCTCAGTACTGTTATTTGTTTCATAATCGTTAAGGTAAAAAGTAGGGTAGCCCGTAAGCTACCCCACCGTAAATAAAACACTCACTGTTCTTTTATCTTTGGCCCATAATGGTCAACGTTAAAAGCTTCGTATGTAGGAGGTACAAAGAAAGAGTCCAGTTCAGAATTAACAAGGTCTTCTTCACTGATCTCTACATCAAAGACTTTTTCTAATCTCTGCCTGAACACTTCTTTCAGATGTTTTTTCTTGGTAAGTACTGCATAGACAGGGTTAGGTTCGTTGTCTTCAAACTTTTTTATACCCATCTTGTCAAGTTCTTTTACCGTAAACATTTCTGAAAATCTACCTTCCATAAACGAGTTATAACTCATATGTAAATTTGAAGGTATTTGGAATACGATAAACACATATTTAGTGTTTTTGATATCCATAGGATAATCGTCTTCATAATACATGTGTGTACGTAGTTCCTTAAGTGCGGTACGTTGTGGTTTATACTTCACTTCAGCAAGTAAGAACAACTTATACTGTACTTCTTTAATACCTTTAGCTTCCAAGTAGAGTTGATCATATGTGCCCCACATAATAGGTTTTAGTATCTGCACGTTATACAAAGACTGCCTGTCAAAATATGCAAGCATAGCCCTTGCCAAATACATCCTTGTACGGTTCACATAGATCTTATCTAATTGTACGCGCATTAGTTAAAGAAGTTGTAAGCTTCAAGAACTTTATCAGGTCTGGCCAGGCTTACTTCCCTGTCTTTAGAAATGGTATGCGTAAAAGCTTGGTACAGGTTATACCTGGTATGTTCCCCTTGTGGCGAGTAATACTTACCTGTAGATTTAAACACATGATCCATCATCGCAGAAAAGTGCGTCTTCATGGCAATACTGGTGTGTGCTTTGACGGCAACATCACCAATGACTTCTTTCAGTTTGTCACCGCTCAACTTCTCTTCGCTCAAGAACCTTACAGCTTCTTGTAGTTGTAACTTGCGCTGTTGTACACTGGCCAAGTACACATCAATGTTGTCATAGATAGTACTGAAGTCTGTTGCTGCAAAGTCTTTAGCAGTAATGTCTAAAGGGTTGAACACGCTCAGGTTCAAACAAGCTTGGTTCTCAAAGCCTAAGTAAGCTTTTATCACAGGTCTGTTGATGTCATGGGCATAAATAATACCAATAACTGTTTCATACCTGTCTGTACCAAACACTTGCAGATCATCATCAAGTACTGCTTCTACAAGTACCCTGTCAGCATACTGGTAGGCAGCAGTAACTTCGCCATTGTTTACATCGGCAGCTTTGCGGTTAGGTTCTTGTACATAACAGTTGTAGTGTTTTACCTTACCGCCTAGCTTAGCAAACACAGGGCTAAGGATAGCTTCTGGTCCAGGTAATGTTAAGAATTGGTTTCCACCTTGTACAGTAGCTTTGTACTGCATCAAGTCATCAAGATTAACTTGCTTCATGGTATATGATAATTTAAAAAGTTACATCCAAATAGAGTCTAAATCTGTACTCACACTTGTTACAGGTTCAAAATACTCATGCCATCCTTTTATCCTACTAGAACAAGGTATTACCAAACCTGCAGTAGTTATAGTACCCATACTACGTTCAGCACCATACCTGGCTATTTCTAAGTCTAAGTCTGAGAACTTAAAGGAGAAACAGGCATCATCTTGTTTAGAGTATATGTCTACATAGCAATGTACTGGTATGTCTTTGTACTGTTGCTTAATAGCATATTTATAATAGCTAAGTTGTATATCAGTCCTTCTACGTCTAAGCTCAATATTATAGTCATTGATACTTAACTCAGTATATTTGACATCTCTAACTTCAACCCTATCTGCATAAACAACTAACAAGTCTAACAAACCTTTACACTGAGTGCCTAAGTAATTAAAGTACACAGAGTGCTGTGGATGTATCTCTAGATAGTCTTTCACTTGTTCATACAGATGTGACCTAAGCATTTGACTTGGACCATACAATGTACTCTTCAAAGAACCTGGTACTAAATCTCTATCGCCTTTTTCTTGTAAGTGGTTGTGATACTGTTGTCCATGTTTGGTAACTACTAAGCTATGTATCCTTGATGGTAGTTTAAGGTTTTTGTAGTAGTCAAACTCCTCAATAAGTTGTATAAGCAATTCATTATTGTCTGTAAGCAAATTAGTCTCTGGTGTAATCTTGTAGAACTTATCTACAATGTCTTTGACTTTACCTGTTGGCAGGTTAAATGGTTTGTCCCAGTCAACAAATAAATACTTGTATGCTTCTGGTATCAAAGTAAGTACATCAAATACCTTACCTTTAGATAGAGCACTAGTTTCCTTTGTTTGTTTTACTACCCCTGTTGCCAGATGTCTTTTTATCTCGCTCTGGCTTATCCCTGGGTGAGAGTAGTATTGCCTGATCTGTTTGGCCTTTTGTTCCCCGTTCATTGATATAACATTTTAAAAGTTCTGTAAATACGTGTTCTTCCATAATTACATAGACCTTACCTTTAGGTTGTTTATGGAATATAACATTGAGTAAGTTTAAAGGCATTGACTTAAGTATTTCAATGTAGTTAGGTCTTGTTACAGTGTATTTACACTGTACACCTAAGTCACCAGTATTTACTAAGTCAATGCCTTTATCATCAGCTACTTTAGATACTGCCCTTGACGTTGCCGTATTTAAAAACCCTAGTTTGATAAACACAGACTTAACATATCTTTCAAAGTTGTGTCCATTAATACGGTTACGTTTACCTATCTTAGCTTTGTCCATTACATATGTTTTAACAATGATAATATGTCCATGTTGTAGTATGTTACTACATTGTAGGTATTCCTTTCATGTAAAATTTTATAGGAAAAACTAAGTGACTTAAACTCTACGTTACTTGCCCACATATCTATGTAAATTGATTGAATATTTTGCCTCCATAGCTTAGAAAGGTAATATTAGCCTTAGAGGAGAATCATATTTATCTTCGTATGCTACCTGGAATATTTTAAACTTATGGTTAAATTTCCTGTTTTCCCTTGCAGCCCTTGATGGATGTTCGCTTACGATGACATGGTTCCACATAGGGTATATCAAAGAACTTAGCTTAGAAGCATCACTGCCCATAAAGTAATACACGATACCTGGATACTCATTATTTAACCAAGACAATAAGTTCATGGTAAATGGTTCCCATAGTTTAAGGTGTGACCTGGGATCTGAAGGTATTGTCGTAAGTGCAGTGTTAAGTAAAAGTATACCAGCATCTTTCCATAGACTTAAGGTTGGGTCAAAATACTTATATATATCATCGACATCATAGAGGTCTTTCATACTTTCACAAATCATCTGTAAGCTTACAGGCCAAGCATGTTTTGGTGTATCAATGTTTTCTATTGCAAAAGCATATCCACACGCATGTGGTTCACCACTGGTATAACTGCCTGGATAAGGGCTTAATCCTACAATAACAGCTTTAATGTCTTGAGGTGGCATTTCAAAAGCCCTGAATATCAAGCTAGGTTCTGCAGGCCTGAAAGAGTTAGGTATCAAACCTTGCATAATAGAAGGTATTAATGTAAAGGCTGGGCAAGACTTCCAGTCTTCATGTGCCAGTTTAGGATGTTTCATGTTGTTGAAAATTAAATAAGATGGGTAGTATTACTACCCATCTCTTTTGAATGATAATTTTACTTTCTTCTTATTTGATATTGCCTCTATAGCTTTACCAAACATTTGTGCTTGTTCAAGGGTATCAAACTCAAACTGTATTTCACGTAAGGTATTGCCCCCGAAGTAATGTTTAAGGTCTTCATTAGCATCGATATGCTTTTTAAATTTAAGCATATCTCCCATAGTTTGAAACTCAATAAAAACAGGATGTTTTATCATGCTTTGTACAACATATTGTAAAGTACTGCTTCCAATTCAGAACTATGTGCGACTGCATATGCACCTATCTGTGTGAAGTTAACAACCTGGAGCTGTTTGTTATACAAAGCTTCGTCAAAGTTTGGCACATTGGTCTGGGTAATAAATTTTATTTCCTCTTCGGTATATCCCCTACCATCACGAGGTCTGTTGTTTTCCATAATGACCTTTACTTTTTCGATAATGTCAAACACTTTTTGTTTTTCAACGTCCATGATTTTTAGCTTATTAAGTTTAAGAATACGATTGTCGTTAATACATAAAGTAGGGTCAAGTATAACCCTAAACATATTATATGTATATACAGTTTACGGTTTTTCATAAACACAGAAATCCATATCGTACATATTCACTTCGTCACTAGGTACAGATTGTATCTCTTTAATACTAAAATGTTGTGGTATTGCAGGAAAATACACATCTCCTTTAACTACAGTTTGTACGTGTGTAATATATAGTCGATGTACATGTGGCATAAACAACTGATATATATCACCACCTCCAATAATAAAAATGTTATTGTTGAGTGTGAGTATATCATTATGATTATAGCATACAAGCACACCATCATGTCTAAAAGTCTTATCTCTTGTAAGTACAATGTTAGTACGCCTAGGTAAAGGTTTACCTATAGAATCAAAAGTCTTCCTGCCCATTACGACAACATTGTCTGTGGTAAGTGCTTTGAAGTGCTTAAGGTCTGCAGGTAAATACCATGGTAGTTTACCGTTGTTGCCTATTACCATGTTTCTATCTATGGCAGCTATGATATTCACCATGGTTGTTCGCGTTCTTTTCTGATAAATCTCTGCCATTCGACAGGTTCTTTTTCCAACAGTTTCTTTTCTTGTTGTATTTCAATTTTGTTTGGACAGTTATGTGCATCTTCGACAGTTTTGCATCCATCTTTTTTACCACAGATAGCACATCTGGTAAAGTCTCTGATAGGTGGTAAGTTCATTGTATTGCGGTATTTATCATTTGGTAAACAATATTTTCCATGTTTCTCACTACTAAGTCATCTGTATCTTTACCTAACTGCTTAGGGTAATACATCTGTTTGGCATCATCGAGTTTTTGTTTAAGTATATTAGATCCTTCTATACCGGCTTTGTCGTTGTCATACACAATTAATTTTGTGTTATACTGAGATAGGAAACTAAGATCTTTAGGTATGATACCTTCACTTTGAAAAGCATAGGTGTCTATACCTGTAATCTTATTTACAAGGTATGCATCTTTATAAGACTTGGTGATAACACATGCTGATGTATGTGACTTCCACTTCCAAACATCACTGGATGTAGCCGTAGACAATGGGAACCTATTTTCTGCATATGGGCAGTACATCTTAAAGTTTTGGCTTTCGTTAAATGTCAAAGCATAACAGGGATATGTCTTAGGATAATATGCTTTTCCGTCGATCCAATATTTATATATGCTGTAACAAGGTTGCTGTGTTGCAAGCAATTCTGGAAATTTAACTTTCCTTCTAGCCCAATAATCCTCGTCGAGTTGAGTATAAGATACTTGACCATCATAAGTATATGTTTCGTAATAGATGTGTTTACGTTCACCTGTCAATGTTAATATGGTATCGGTAATAACAATGTTATTGTTAACACTTATTAATACATTATGGTAAACAAAATCATATAAGATTTGTGAAGCTTGCGTAAATGTAGTACCTTTAAGGTGTGCTAATGCATGTACGACAGTGTATTTATTAAAACTGGGAAATGCCCAGTCTGTAAATAAAACAACACCGTTGTAATCTCGTAAATAACATGTAGGTTTATTGTCTAATCTAAATGGCGATGTTATCAACTGGTTTAAAGATACTTCAGAACCTAAGACCATAGACCAACATTTGAGCTGATCTACATGTTCCAATACAAATTTACTGTTTTCCAACCCGTACATAACATGTATATTAAAAAAGGAAAAGGGTGCCTTTGGTAGAGGCACCCTTCCTTTAGGTTATTGTTAATAATCCATAACCGAAGTTGTAGGGTTTACAGCTGCAGGTGCGCTGCCGTTACCCTTGTCCCATTGCTTTACCTTGAAGTATTTCGTATCAGGTACCGCAACCTCTTTAGGATTAAGCGGTGTCGAGAAGAAATCCCCCATGATGTACATATCATCAGGTACTTCCAGATAAGCAGTGTTGCCTTTGTAACCAACAGCTACCATACCTGCTATGGACTGATAGTTAACAGGTAGTAAAGACTGTGCAAAGGCCACAAACTGTTCAAAAGTAGGTTCGTGTACACCTGTCTGAAACTTGTTTGTTTCAAGCCACTCGCTGATTTTCTTGGACCAGATCTCATCGGTTACAAAACCTGTCACCACATGCTTGACATAAGAAGACAAGTCGCGTTGCTTGCGAGAGATTACTTCATCGATAGTCTGCATAGCACCTGTCTTTTTGTTTTTGAACCTCTCTGGATACTTGTCCATGTCAGATTGTACTTGCACCCTGTTAACAGGGAATTTGCGGATGCGGTAAGAAGACTCACCGACTTTGAACTCAATGTCCAGTGCAACACCTTTGTACTTTTCAGTGTTTACTGTGGCCAGTCCAAAGTTTGCCAGGGTACATTCTTGTACACCTGCTTTGCCTACATTTACGGTTTCTCCGTACATAGTTAAATGATTTTATAGATTAAAGAACAATACCATGATAATCACACAAGATATCCAACACTAAGCCAGCATCGTTGTTGATGATACCCTCCCTTGGGAACATACCAAAAGGTGACCTGGCAGGGGTATCACCAAATGGCCTGGTCTCAAACACATAATCAGGTTCTGTTTTCATGGGATCATACTTCAGGTTAGCTACTAGAATAACATCCCATAGACTTGCTAGAGGTACATTCTTTTTTAACATTTGACCCGAAGTACTAAGTTCATGCTTAGTCCTTACTGCATATCCATCTTGTATTTCTGTCTCGCTAAGATGGAATGTAAATATAATAAACAAATCCTCACGATTCAATGTTGGTGATGCAGTAATTGTATCAAGTACGTTAAACATTTTATACGTTACTACACCTAAGTCTGCCCAGTCACTACGTTCCATCTTAGCCTTTTGCATGACAGTCTTACCCATGACCAAGTTAGCATCGTCGACAACAATAACCTTGACATCTTTGCGGTGTTCTGCAACATACAAGATTACCTGACTAATCATGTTAGGGTCTGTAGACCTTAAGAACCTACCACCTTCTTTGATCTTCTTGTCAGCATTGAACTTTTCTGTCCACTGTGGTACAGGGATAGATTTACCGGGACCAGCACAAGTAATGTACAAGGTCTTGTCAATAGGTAAACCTTTAATACCCAGTTCTTCATTAGGGAATAAGGAAGTAGTCTTCCCTCTTGCAGGGTAGCCTGCAATTACAAAACTTTGCATAATTAATGTATTTAGTATTAAAATTCAAAAAAGTGGGCGCCACCTACAAATCCTAGGCGCATATCAGCTAAATCACCATAACGGTTCTCAACAATATGCGCAGACCTGTACTTAGCTTTACCTGCATTGTTAAACTCTTTGAAGTTATAACCCATATGGGTTTCGAGTTTATACATAGGATCTGCTGGATCCAGAAGAGTAATTACTACATTGGCATCTTCACTAGTGTTAGACGTGTCCTTAATGTTGTCAGATGTAGGCTTAATCTTGTCTCCATAGTATCTTAACATGTCTACACTTACCCACCTGTTTAAGTGAATAACACCTACATTGACATGTTGGAACATCCTACTGGATTCTACAAGGTATTCGGACATCTTGTCCACATTCTCTTTCATGTTAAACCCTCTCTCCCTTGGTAATTGTCGTATATGGTCAATGATATTAATTACCAGTTTAGAAGGCTTATGTGGTTTATACCCTACAACTCTTTCAACAATCCTAGGTACAGAATCTTCATACACTTGTATCCTTTCGGTAATAATCTCACCATTGCTTCTTGCATGTTGTGTGAAGTAATTCCTGATACCGGTAGGGTTGTCTCTAGGTAACCAGTTAATCTTACCTTTGTGTATCAATCTACCATCTTTGTCATACTCACCGCTGATAGGTAAGACATATTCGTTATACACTTTCTCTATCAACCTGTAGTGATCATCGCTTACCCTTACCCTTGAACCATCAGGATTAAGTTTCTTACCCATGATGTAGTTACTTGACAAGATAATCTTATGTTGAAGATATATCTTTCTGGTAATCATCTTGGCTTCGATATCCTGTCTTGGCATCTCAGTAGAAATAATATTGTATTCAATATCCAGATCTGGGTTGGCTTCAATAAGACCATCGACAAAGAACTCGTTGACAAATGTAGACTTACCTACCTTCTGCTCACTGGCTACTACAATGTACATACCAGGATGTATACCGCCCATAGCCATGTTGATAGACCTAGATGTAGTCCTGGCACCATACACTTCACCAGACCTGGCCTTCTGTATGTGATATAATAAACTCATGCACCTATGGTATAAGCAGTGATAGCATCTTTAGCTAAAAAGGACTTCAGACCTTTAGCTTTTACTGTTTGTTGGTAGTACTTTACCGTAACATCTACAAGTCTGTCTATGTTAAAATTATCGATAGATAACTTAACACGTACAAAGTTGTCTTGTGTTTCACTATCTGTAGTAAGTACAGTGTATTCCTGCATATTAAAACCAAAACCTGTTAGGGTCATACCCTTTTGGATAAGTTTCTCGATGTAGGTATAAAACTCACCGGTGTTGTCTTGTATCTTACCGAACAAAGGTACCCGTAGTCTTAAGTTACCATCTTCATCAACTTGAGTCAGATTAATCCTGTAATAGTGTTCGTTATCTCTATTGATTACTCCTGAATCAATCATTGTATCTAGTAAACCATACTCTACTGCAAGACAAAACAACAATGCCAGACTTTTATCTGGCATTGGTTCTAGTAGTTCCAGTAATTCATTACTTATCGGTAAATTCTTCATACATATGTGTTTTTAGTTTATCGATTGTTATTATTCTTGTTTTGTCTTCGTAACCTTCTACAAACTTTGTAAAGTTTTGGTGGTCTTTTGTAAACGGTACATAACAAGCATATACTACAGGGTTTGTACCTCTTGTAGACCTGCCCCTGCGTTGGATGTTCTGCACATCTATACCGTTTAAACTCAAGATCACTACTGCATCGATATTGCTTAGGTTAATACCTTCATTAAGCATCCTCACAGTACACAACACATTTGTTTTACCTGTGTTGAATTTCTTAATGGCTTTTTCGACATCTTCTTTAGGTAGTTTGCTGTGTATCTTCTCCCCTTGTAACTTCTTCAGCTGTTCTATGCTCTCGGCAAAAATAACATAACGTTTACCTTTAAGGTGTTCCTGGATAATATCCAAAGACCTGGCTTTGTGGTCTGCAAGGATACGTTTCCTTAAACCTCCTAACGGTAACCATCTGGTATCTTTCAACCATTCTTGTTTTTTGCTATAGTACTGTTGTTTCCAAAACTCCATTTCGTTTTCGATGACTTGTAGATATTCTTTTAAAGTACAGGCACGTACAATAAAGTCGTCGGCTATGTACCTTTTAGAATTAAATATGTATTCATCGAAGTTCATGTGTACTGGCTTACTGGAAGTAAACCTTTTCATCTCTGCAGTGTATATATCCGTATCCAAATCCAATGGTACCTCTACACCTACGATACCCATAGGCGGTATGATACCTAGCTTCATACCTTCTGTCAAAGTTATCTTCCAAGCTTTTACATAACCAGTAGCTTCTTTGAGGACAACCCTTCTCTGTGGTGTGATACTTGCAGATAGGCAGATACAGTATTCTACCGGTATCTCAGGTAAACAACTGGCAGATTTCATAGTAAGCCTATGGCATTCGTCCAGGATAATACCTTTAAAACCAGTGGCACTACAATATTTGTGTAGTGATATGTAGTTGACAAAAACGATATCAGGCTTAAGTTTAAACTTCTTACATTCAGCTAAAATGTTCTTTTCCTGTACGTTTTGTGACATCACCCATAACCACTTACCACCTATATCGTGGGCAGCTTGTAATGCAGGTAAGGTTTTACCTATACCTGTTTCCCAATTTAGAAAAAACTTTTTGTACTGTTTAATGAAAGACACTGCTTGTTGCTGTATTTCTATAAGCGATGCCAGGTTCTTTTGAAACATTAGTTGTCTTGATTATTGATAAAGAAAATATAACCGTCACCGTCATCAGCACTTAGTTTGACGTATTGTACCAGTTGTGATTTGAAAGGATGATTTAGGTACTTGTTACCGCCCATGTAATAACTGTCACTGTTTTTGTCATAGAAAGCTATTTTCTTACTGGCCATCAAAACATCTACCATTTCTTCTTCATCATAGGCATGTGTATCTTCTATGATAGCCATAGCTTTCTTAAAGTACAAAGGGTCAAGTACCCAGATTAAAAACGGCTCTTGTTGTTTGGCAAGGTGTAATATCTCAGAATAAAATTTCATAGAAATAAAGTTAACTGTTGAGAAGTTAAACCTAATTCAAGGAGTACATCTTCCAACCTGGCTTTATAGAAACCATAGTCTATATTGTATGGGCCTGGTTTGTACCTGTTAAAGATAGTTGTTTTTACACCTTTCATCGATGATAAAGCATATTTTTTATTGTGCCTTGACTTAAACAAGTAGTTACCTGACAATGAAGCATAGTACACATTTAACCTTTGTGGTAGTACGATATTACCATGATACATTTCATATGACCTATCTACCTTCTGTGCAGCACAGAAATCGTAAATACTAGCTTTACTAAATGTTTCATCAAATGGTATATCGTACAACAAATAGTTTTGTAATGCTTTTGGTAGTATCAAGAAATCTACTTTGTTGCCTAAATCAGGATCAGTTACAAACCAACCTTTTTCCTTTATACTACCATCATCAAATACACCAAGATAGCTATTGACATTAAGCATGTACAACGCTTTGTACCTAAAATGTTCCAGTTCAAAACCAGTATATTTCTCCCAAGACTTACAGATGTCCATAAACTCATCGTACTTATCTTCAGGTACATAGAGTTCAAAGCCATCAGTATTGGCCATGATAGGTATACAACCTAAGCTTATGCCCTTTTCAAGCAACATGAGTAAAAACAGTTGACCATTGATGGTAATAGAATAAAAACTAAATGGGTCATAGATAGGGCTGACTTCCTGGTTAAAGTTACCAACAGTACCATTTGCTGCCAGCTTAAGCAGGTTTGCTTCCGGTGTCTTGCCTAAACCTTTATGTTTTAAGTCCAACCTTTCTTTACGTATGACACTTAGTTCCTCGTACAACTTACACTTTAACGTTTCTGCAAGTGCAGGGTAGTAACCGCTTACGTCAAGGCTGTGGAAGATATATCCAGGCTTGTTGAAATATATGCAAGGCTTGTTCTTAGAGTGCAAACCACCTTGCTTTAATTCAAAGAGTAGGCCACCTGATCCTATGGTTTTATGTAAACCGTGTTCCCTAGGCGTTTGTTTGATATCGTCAAGTAAAGTGTTGAATTTAGGCGTATCAAACTTGATCAAAGGGTTGATGACTTCCTGAAATAAGTTAAACATCCTAGGCGGTGGTATCTCTCTTGCTCTGTTCAACGCTACCTGTAAGCCCAGTTTAACGGCATCATAGCTAAGCACTCGTTTATCGAAATTGTATTTTTCGATAGCTTTCTTGCGCAAGTTTATTTCTTCGTTAAAACTAGTCTTCTTGCCTTGCAGCTTAAACGGTTTTTCCATTAAATACCTTAAGATACCCAAGTCGTGGACAGCGTTGTACGTAAGTACTTCCATCCTCATGTTATCAGGTACAGGCTCATTAGGTTTAACAGGAAGTTCCTGTATGACAGGGTACTTCAGTTGTATTGCCAAACCTTTTAAACTGATTTTCTTGGTAATGCGTTGTAGCTTAGACCAGTACAGGAATAAGTCTATATCTTTCCACTTTTGATGGTAGCGATATATCTTATATCCATCTGTACCCCACCAATAATCCTGTGTAATGACCATATCACTGAACCTTTTGATGTCTTCGGTAGTACTTTGTGGGTTCAACCTGGCATAGTTAAGGACAGGACAGTCATAGTGTATACCGTTAAAAGTAACGACCTCTACTTGTTTCTTATCAAAGTGGTCCAACAACATAAAAAGTAATTTTCTATCATCTTGAAATTTGTCATAGACAAAAGAATGGGTATTACCTTTGAAATCGGTAATACCCACACAAAAGAAGTTAGAAAAGCTTTCTACGTCTAAACCTACTTGATCTACCTCAAACAGTCTTGCGCATGTATACGGGTTCGTGATAGAAGCTGTGATCATAGATATCCATGTATTTGTTTTTCTGTACACGCTTGATCCACTTCTTATCTGTGGATATTCTCTCATTAGCAAAGTACACTACTGACAAAGGTAACACCCTTTTTTTATTTACAAGGACATCATACGCCGCTTGATAACTTTCATAGTTCGGTTTCTGGTAAAAGTATTTTGTGTTTATACCATCGAACTGACCTTTGGCGTGTATTGTCTTATGTAGGGTAGTACCTAGTAACTGCTGCCTGTTTACGACTACATTGGCAACAGCTAGTTTGCCTAAGTAGGGTTGGTTGCCAGCTTCACAGTAGATTAACCTGGCCAATAGTTCTACGTCTTTATCATAAGACATTTTTGTAGAATATATTGTTACAGGCTCAAGGTCTACTGCATAAGTAACATTATGAGGCAGGAATAATTGCAACATTAAATACCATAAATACATCAGGATTGTATTAGTGAAGAAATACCTATCACAAAGATTTTGTGTAGGGGAGATAAAATGGAGATGTGGTTTTGTGACCACATCTCCTAAAGGCGTTTTCAACAAATCACAGCCTAACTAACAACGGTAAATATACCTTTAATTAGTTAACCTGTCAAGTTAATCAGTTACCATATTCATTCACTAAACCGGGAAGTGTTTGTGCAAGTGCACCGTGCAAGGCTTTGCCCAGATGGAAGTCGACACCTTCTGGCTTGACTTGTTCAGAATGGATAAAGGCATTGTGTTCAACAAGCTGGCCAATGTTGACATCGATAAGTTCAGTGGTAAGATCTGTGTCCAGGAACTTAGTCACTGTAATCAACCTGTTGCAGAATGCAGTGACCTCACTACCACTGATAGGCGAAGGCATCCTTTCTGCAAGGACATCGGTATCTACCTTATCAAAGCCCTTGAGCTTGCTCAAATTGAGTTCGAAGATTTTGATGATGGATTCCTTATCGCAGTAATCGAACTTTAAGAGGAAGTCAATCCTACCACTCCTACGGAATGCAGGGTTGATACTGTCCACATTGTTTGAGGTAAAGATCAGGAACACATCACAGTTCTTCAGTTGCTGACCATCGATAGTGTTCAGCAAGTCGTTCATACCTGAATCCCTGTCACCACTTGCTACCTGGTCCAAGTCTTCGGCAAAGACTGTAGAGAACTGGTAGTTTGGCAGGTATTCGATCAAAGGTTTGAGCTGTGCAGAGTTCTTCAGATAGAAGAAAGTCCTGCCAGCATTAACACTTTCTACACCTGCACGAATTGCTGTCTCGGTTTTACCAGTACCAAATGGACCGTAGAACATAGCCTTCTGAGACCTGGAATTACGCTTGTGGATGTAAGGAAAGATCAAGTTGGTCAAAGTACTTTCCACCCTGTTGGCCAAGACAATGTTCTTAGCTTCTTTGAGTTGGATAGGAATAGCCATGATACCATTCTTTTGTACCTGGATTTCCAATGCCTGACCTTCCATGACCTTACGTTCACGTAACCTTTCGCCGATGAACTTCAAGAACATTTCAGCATGTTTCTTGTACTTGTTCTTAACAGAGATGCCGATGAAACCTACCTGTATGGTCATGATGGCATCGCCCCAAGCCTGAACTTTGATACTGCCTAGGAAGGCTTGTTCTTCAACAAGTTTACCATTTTCATAGCGCAAAGGGATTTGCACATACTGGTTCTGGCAATTATCGCCTTCATAATCGCGTGTAGATTCGATAAGTTTGCCTACAGTCTTAGTCAATATGTCAGTGACGGTAAGCAAAAAGTCATTGATGAAATACCCTTGGAAGGGTTGCGTGACAGTGGTCAACGCTTCACTGAACTGGTGATAAGCTATAAGCTGATCGGCACCTTGCAAATAGCTCATGTCTTGTGGCAGTTGTACCGTCTGTCCATCATAATGGGTAGGGTCGTTCTCACCTTGGGAGTTGAACTTTTTGTACCCACTTGGTTTGACATCGCTGAAGAGTTCTTTCATGAACTCAAGTCCGGCATCTGCCATTACGTTGTCTACTGTTTTCCGTTTTCTAAACATTGATAAAAAGTTTATGGATTAAAAAATAACTTACATTGTATTAAAACTCTATTATACTCTTTGATAATAGGCCACCACCATCCTACTACTTCATCTTTGTTAGATAGGTGGGTGTCTTCCATGGTAAATATGTACAGCTCTAGTAACATCGTTTTATGATAAACATATCTGTATCCTTACGACTTAGAGTATTATGTACTTTAGCATTAAGTTATAGTCATCTTCTTTCATAACCCTACCTTTGTATATACAACTAACATAAGTCAAATATGAATTTTTCTTGAATATGAAAGATACAGGAAATACAAGATCATCGTTTAACCTGCGTGAAAGGTGGTACAGCATCATAATGAATTGTATTTAGTAACGGTATAAGCATCTATGAGGTATGTGTTCTGTGCTGCAAATTTGCGCGTAGTAGATATAAACGTTGTGGTATAAAACTCAGACATCGTATGTATTAAACAGGTAGAGATATAGCTACGTACTATCATACAATAAATTTTAACAGTATACTATTATCTACGCCGGTTATATTCAAACAGTTAATTATATCCCTAAAGACATAACTTGACCTTCTTGACTTTTTTATTATTACTTTTGCATATGATGTACAGAACTTATCTGTATGATTATACCACTTTAAAACATATACATATTCTATGTCCATATAAG